ATAACAGTGAACGTACTCGGGTGTCCTTCGGGCCCCGGGTCTTTTTATGCAGCAAGTTAACGGCAAGTTAATTCATCAATTACCGGTCAACTCTGTGATCATTGACTTTACTGGGATTCACAATGGAAAATCGATGATGGATAAGTGAAATTTTGTGTAGATTAACTCAAATCAGCAAGTTAAAACTAGGAGGTTGATATATTGATTGAAATAACAGTTGATGAAACCAGGATCAGAGTGGAAGGACATGCAGGATTCGGTCCGCCGGGACGGGATATCGTGTGCGCCGGGGTAAGCGCTCTGTTTCAAACTCTGGTATGGTCTATCGAAGATGTTACAGGTGATATAATCGAATATGGTTTTGGAGAAGGAAATTCTTTTCTAAAACTTGAAAAGTGCGTTTCGGAAGAATGTGATCTTCTGATACGTTCTTTTTTTATTGGCATCAATGCGATCCAGCAAATGTATCCGGATTTCGTCCGGTTTACATGGATCGGTAAGGATAAAAGCAATGGACTGGGCACGGAAGTGAATGGTCTGGGGCGGAAAGGATGAAAGATATGGTGGAAGTTTTAGCAAATGAAGGAAAAAGAAAAATACTGTTGCAGCTGTTTGGCGAAGGTGACGGCGGTGGGTCCGAAGGCGGAAATGGCGGTGGAACCGGCAGCGAAGGCGGCAATGGTGGATCAGGTGACGGTAAAGGTGGAACTGGCGGTGAGACGCTGTCCTTTGAGGAATTTCTGAAACAGGAAGGCAACCAGGCTGAATTCGATCGCCGGGTAGATAAGGCGGTACAAACGGCGGTAAAGAACGCAGAAGAAAAGTGGAAAGTCTTAATGGACGATAGTCTGTCGGAAGCGGAGAAGCTGGCCAAGATGACAAAAGAAGAGAAAGCCGCTTATAAGACAAAGAAGCTTGAGGAAGAGCTGGCGTCTTTGAAGCGAGAAAAAGAAGTCGCAGGGCTGGCATCCGAAGCCAGGAAGACTTTGTCCGATGATGGGATCAATATCCCAGATGAGCTTCTGGCAAACCTGATCGGAGAAGATGCGACTAAAACGAAAGCTAATGTTGAGGCATTCACGAAGTTATTTAATGAGGCTGTCAATGAGATCGTAAAGAAAAAGGCGCAGCAGGATTCCCCGCTGGAAGGCGGCGGTCAGGGATCGGGCGGCGGAGGCAAGACGAATCTCGCAGAAATGGCAGCAAAAGCAAGAATTATCAAATAGGAGGAACTTATGAGAAACAAAGAAATGAAACTGCAGTTATTTGCACAGACGTGGAATCCGGATAATGTAACGGTCTTTGAACACAAAGAAGGGACTATTCCGGATAAGTACAATGAGCTGATCCTGAAGGATGTCATGGAAGGCAGCAAGGTGATGCAGCTCGCCAAGTATGAGGAAATGGACTCTAAGGAAAAGAAGTTCGAGTACTTTGCAAAGGGTCCGGGGGCTTACTGGGTAGGTGAAGGTGAGAAGATCAAGACTTCCAAGCCACAGTGGCTCAATGCGAAAATGGTTGCAAAGAAGCTGGCCGTAATTGTGCCATGCTCCAGAGAATTGCTGCATTATAAGGTTTCTGACTTCTTCGAGAAGATGAAGCCGAAAATCGCAGAGGCTTTCTATAAGAAGTTTGATGAGGCGGTCATCATGAACCTGGATAACCCGTTCCCGCAGTCCCTGGAGGAATCCATCATGGAGAGCGGAAACTCCATCAGCACAGGTCTTACATATGACAACATCCTCGCTCTGGAAGACATTCTGTCCGATGAGGATTTCGATACCAATGCGTTCATCTCCACAAAGAAGAACAGAAGCACGCTGCGTAATGTCCAGAAGATCGAAAACGGCGTCGTTGTCGAGACTCTGTATGACAGAGCAAACAATACACTGGACGGCTATCCGGTAGTAGACCTGAAGTCTCTGGAAAAAGGCACGCTGTATGCAGGGGACTTTGATTACATGTATTACGGTATCCCGTATGGCATGAGCTACAAAGTTTCCGAGGAAGCCCAGTTGTCTACACTGACCAACGAGGACGGTACTCCAGTAAACCTGTTCGAGCAGGAACTGGTCGCTCTCAGAGTGACGATGGATGTGGCGTTCATGATCGTTAAGGATAATGCCTTTGCAAAGCTGGAAACGTCCTCTAAGCTGGGTACGCTGACAGTAACGTCTGCAGCAGGCACAGCAGCCGGCGATACGAAGGTGACGATCTCCCCAGAAAAGGGCGAGGGAAATTCGTATAAGTACAAGGTCGCTGACGCTGAAGTCGAGGTCAAGTATGGCCAGAATGTGAAAAACTGGACCGCATGGGATGGATCTAAGGATATCACTGCAGAGACCGGAAAGAAGATCACCGTCGTTGAATGTGATGCGGAATTCAGAGCCGTTAAGGCTGGATCTGCAACAGTAACAGCGAAGTCTGCATAGGAGGATCGGTATGTATAAGGTGATCAAAGCCTTTACCGATCTGCACGACGAAGATTACCCGTACAGCGTGGGAGATTCTTTCCCACGCGTCGGGATCAACGTCACGGAAAAAAGGCTCAAAGAACTTTCTGGATGTGAGAATAAGCAGGGTATGCCACTTATTGAAAAGGTCGCAGACGAAGCACTGCCAGCTGCAGTCCGGAAAGCTGTAGGAAAGAAATAAGGAGGCAGATATGCTGGAAGATCTGAAGCGGATCCTGGGGATAGCGGTAGAGGATACCGATCTTGACGATAAGCTTAACTGGATCATCAGTTCTGTAAGATCCAGATTAAAACTGCTGCTGGGCGGAATGGATCCACCAGAAGAAATGAATTTCATTATAGTAGAAGTGGCCGTGGTGCGGTTCAACAGGATCGGATCAGAAGGTACTGCTTCCCACTCTGTCGAGGGAGAGAGCCTGACATTTTCTGATTCGGATTTTGATGCGTATATGGCGGAGATTCAGAACTTTAAAGATTCTCTTGGTCAGCAGGGAGCGAAAGGAGGCTTTAAGTTTTTATGAGATACGATACGCCAATTTACTTCCAGCTGATCCGGCAGGGAATATACGATCCGAAAACCGGGGATTATGCTGATAGTGATCCAGTGGAAACAAAGGTGTATGCCGATGTGACAGATACTTCCACCGACACAAAGCAGATCTTGTACGGTGACATCAAGCGTAACAGTAAGGTGATCAGGTTGCAGCAACACTATACCAGGACTTATAACAGGATCAGGATCGGCGAGAAGCAGTATATCGTGGATTTTGGACGAAAACTGCGTACTAAACAGATCCTGGTAGTATCGGAGGTGTAAAATGGGCGGAACAGTAGTATTTAAGGGACAGGCGGAGTTATCTGCGGCATTGATGAGAAAAGCTGGTTTGGATGCCGTCAAGACGGTCGTCAGAGCCAATGGAACAAGGCTTCAGCAATGGACAAAACTGCGGGCACCAATCGATACCGGTACGCTGTTTCGATCTATTGACCTGCAGATCAAAGACGGCGGTCTGTCTGCTGTGGTGCAGCCACACACCGAATATGCTGCATACGTTGAATTTGGTACACGGAAAATGGCAGCGCAGCCATATGTCAAACCGGCGTTCAATACCGTTAAAGCTCAGTTCATCGCAGACTTGCAGAAATTAACGAGGTGATAGCATGGATCCACAACAGGAATTATTCACAGCACTGCTGTTACAACTGAAAGAGGCGTTTCCGGGCAAGGTCTATGATGGATTCCTGCCGCCGGAAGACACGCCGTATCCGTTCGTCTATCTGGCAGACAGTCAGCTGATCGACACGGAAATGAAAAACGCCGTGACCGGGACAGTTTACCAGACCATTGACGTCTGGCACAGCACACCGGAAAAACGAGGTACAGTTTCGGCAATGCTTTTGCAGATCAAGGGTATTTGCAGAAAACTGGAACATACAGATAACTTTGCCTGGCTGATCCACAATATTGATCAGCGGATCTTGCCGGACACATCTACAGGAAAGCCGTTACTTAGAGGCAGGCTGGAAGTAGAGTTTAAATTTAGTTAGGAGGAAAACACATGAAGAATAGAATGAAAATGCACGCTATGCAGCTGCAGTTATTCGCCGAAGCGGTATCCGGAAAAAAGATCATGTATTTGTACCGGATTCTGAAGGATGCAGCTACAGACGATGCAGTTGCGATCGCATTCACAACGGAAAATGAAACGAACATCACGACGGACGCCGACACCACGGCTACCAAGGATGGCCCGATCAGAACACCGAACGTACCGGAAATTGAAATCTCGGCTACATCTGTACTGGCAAAGGGTGACACGATGTACGATAAAATGAAAGCGGCTATGCTGGCTAATGAACTGATCGAAATTTGGGAAGTCAATCTGGCAGAGCCGATTGCCACCAAACAGGGCAAGTTCAAGGGCACGTATTATCAGGGATACCTGACAGAATACACCCTGACATCCAGCGCCGAAGACCATGCTGAGGTTGAAACGACGTTCGGCATCAACGGCACAGGTGCTACTGGTGAGGTCACTGTCAGCGAGGAGCAGCAGGAAGTGGCGGCCTATGTCTTTGCAGATACGCAGAAGACAGGAGCTTAGTCTAAATCTTACTTTTTTATCTAATGAGAGGGCGATTTTCGCCTTCTCTTTTTAATTTATCTGGAGGGAAAATCATGTTTGAATTAACGATAAATGATAAAGTTTACCCATTCAATTTTGGAGTCGGGTTTGTTAGGGAGATCAATAAAACGGTCAAGGTAGAAATGTCCGGTGTTACCGAAGACGCAGGGCTGACTATGGCACTGACGCATATCTACGATGGCGATGTCGTTGACCTGGTGAACGTGCTGGATCTGGCCAACAAGGGGAAGTCGCCACGGGTAACGAAACAGGAACTTGAAGCCTACATTGAAGCCCCTGACACGGACATCGACAAGCTGTTTGATGATGTGATCGGTTTTTTCACGACATCCAACGCCACGAAGAAGAGGGCGGAGAAGCTGTTCAAGAGTCTGGAAGCAGCAGCGACCGAGTAACAAGTTTTGAGGAGACGTATCAGGAAATCGCGCTGAATTGTTTCAGGTATTTGGATTTCAAGAGTTTTGATCAGGTGGATCAGCTGACGATCCCGCAGTACACCCTGATGATGAAGGCGGCCATGCTGAAACAGGTTGATCTGGACTACAGGAATCACCTGCAGGCCTGGTTGACGTTTGCGGCTAAAGCGGAACGAAAAGCAGGCAGAGGCAAGACCCGGCCGGTTTATACGACGTTCCAGAAGTTCTTCAACTACAAGGATTCGGTTGCAAATGTTTTGAAGTCTTCAAATCCGAAGCAAAGAACGCGGTTTCGAGGTATCGAAAAAGTATTGAAGAAAGGAGGTAAAGACGATGGCTGAAAGCTATGCGGTGCAGGCGATTCTATCTGTCAAAGACCATATGTCTGCGGCGCTGAAAGGAGCGGCGTCGGCGGCTGATTCCCTCAATGGCGGGTTTAAGCGAACAATAGGCACAGGCGCACTTTTGCAGTTGGGAATGCGGGGCGTCAATATGGCGCTGGATACCATGAAATCCCATGTTGGCAGTGCGGTCGACAGGTATGACCAGCTGAACAATTTCCCGAAGGTCATGAAGAACCTGGGCATTGCTACCAATGATACCAAGAACGCCATGAAAGACCTGGACAAAGGCATTTCTGGTTTGCCAACTACTATGGATATAGCGACAGCAGGAGTTACCAGATTTGTTTCCAAGAATAATGACATCAAGAAGTCCACCAAGTATTTTCTGGCTATGAACAACGCCATCACGGCGGGCGGTATGTCTACACAGGTACAGTCTGCAGCCGTTGAGCAGCTGTCTCAGGCGTATTCCAAGGGCAAGATGGACATGCAGGAATGGCGATCTATCCAGACGGCCATGCCGGCACAGCTGAATCAGGTAGCAAAGGCTATGGGAATGTCTACCGATGCGCTTGGTGAGGGTTTGCGTAACGGTACCGTATCTATGGATGAATTCATGGATACCATGGTCAGACTGAATGAAGAAGGTATCGATGGCCTGGCATCATTTGAAGACCAGGCTAAGAGTGCAACCGGCGGCATTAAAACAGCGTTCACTAATCTGGGTACTGGTGTAACAAAGGGAATGGCAACCTGTATCGGTGCTATTGATAAAATGCTGCAGAACAACGGCTTGCCAACTATTGCCGAGTCTGCGAACAAGGCGAAGGAAAAGATCATTTCTGTGTTTGACAAGCTGGCCAAGGGAATTGAGCAGATCAACCTAAAAGGCATTATCGCCGGTCTGACCCCGGCATTTGAAACCCTGAAAATGGCGGCGTCAGGGGCAGGTAAAGTCATAGGTGGCGTCTTAAAATTCATGAATAAGCATGCCGAGGGCCTATCCAGTATGATCCCCCTGCTCATTGCGGGCGTCGGAGCATTCAAGGCATACAAGAAAGTTTCCAGTTGGCTGATGCCATTAAAGACTGCTTCCGATACGTTTGAGCAAGTTGGAAATAGTGGTAAGAAAGCAAGCAAAGCTACCATAACGCTGAAAAAAGGCTTAGGATCATTAGCCAAGAATGCTGGTGTTGCGCTTGTTATTGCATCGCTGGCGGGTCTTGCATTAGCCTTGAAGTCGCTAGGATCGTTAGGCCCATCTGCGGTAGCACCACTATTAACCTTTGGAGCTGTTGTTGGAGGGCTTGTAGTTATTTTCGACAAGTTTGGTAAAAAGCTGAAAAACAAAACTGTTCAAAAAGGAATGATTGTTTTTGCAGCCGCTGTTTCTGCGATGGCTTTAGCGATGGCACCAATGGCTACCACTGGCGTTCAAGGTGCCGCAGCAATGCTGACCTTTGGTGTGGTTGTCGCTGGACTTGCAGGAGTTCTTTCGGCAACAGGTAAAGCGATGCAGACAAGTATGGCTGGCTTGATAACCTTTGGAGCAGTAGTTGCTGGTACAGCTTTAGCGATGGCGCCACTTGCAGCAACAGGTAAAGAAGGCGCTGTAGCAATGGCAGCATTCGGAATTGTCGTTGCTGGGCTGGCTGTTGTCTTTGCAGTTTTGGGACCCGCACTTGAAGTGGCGGCTCTCGGAATGATTGCATTCGGGGCGGCAATCGTCCTGATCGGCGCAGGAATGCGTCTGGCAACGCCGTTTGTGCAGGCGTTAACATCCATGATTAAACAGCTGGGCGACACCATAGCCCAGATCGTTCCGGTTATCGCAAATGCGGTCAGTCAGATCGTTACTGTGATCGGCGGGACGCTGTGTAATGTGATGCGGACTGCCGGGGACGTCATTTCCCAGGTCGTTCAGTCTATCTGTGATGGATTTTCGACCCTGGCCGACGGTGTTGCTACTGTGGTCGATGCGATCAGCGGCGGTTTTGCAACAGCCATGAATGCGATCGCTGGGGTGATCGAATCCGTAGGCACATCCGCAAAGAATGCCGGAACTGGATTCAAGTCTGTAGCACAAGGCATTCAAATGATCGCAGGATTATCCTTGTTTGATATAGCAACGGCTCTAGCAGCAGTGGCAACGGGAATAGGTACGATCGCTACTAAAGGAGCAAATCTTCCACAGGTTGCAGCGGGGATGATGGGACTCATGATGGCGATCACAATGGGATCTGCCGGGATTACTGCATTCAATGCAGCTCTGTCAGCGTTATCTGGCATGATCGGTGGCGTAGTGACCAACGTAACATTGCTCAAAGCAGCATTTGCCAATTTCACGATTCCAGCGCCGAATGTAGGGCCGTTTATTGCGGCGTTCGCATCCATCACGGCAGCGGCCATGATGTTAGTTCCGGCACTGCGGTCTGCAGGTATGCAGGCAGGGGCTGCCCTGGCGTCCGGTCTGTCTTCGGGCGCATCCAGGGCAGCATCGGCAGTACGTTCTGCAACGGCAAACATTACAGCAGCTATCAGACCTCTGGCGGCATTATTTGCGGCCGTCGGCCTGGCATCCGGTAATGGATTTGCAAATGCCCTTCGCGGCGGGCTGCAGCGTGCGGTTGCGGCGTGCAGATCTGCAGTTGTTTCCATCAATGTGACTCTGCGGGGTGCGGCGTCTGGTGC